CCGGGGCATTGGCCATCCGGTTCTGCTCCTCAATGGACGGGCCGGACGGGATAGTGAACCCCGATGGCGCAAAGCGACGGTCAGTGGCGTAGTTGGGTTGGTAAAATGTCTGGGCCATAAATTAGTCCTTAGCCAGCGGGTTGATGTTGGGGATTATAGCATCAAGCGCCACCGCACGGCGCTTGCAGCCACCGCAGGGCTTGATGCCGATGGCGGTGGTGACGGCCTTGATGGCGGAGCCAAGGCCGATGCGGCGGGCGGCGCGTTCCTTGGCGGTGATTAGGCGGGCCATTAGCAGGAGTCGCCGCAGTTCAAACGCGAAGCGCACGTAAGGCCGCCATCCCAGAGGGCTTGGATTAGATGCGACTGAAACGCTCCGCCAGAAGTCACATCCAGATTGAGCGAAGTGAATGGAGCGGTAGGCGGGGGGAATGAGACGCCCGTTCCGATGATATACCTTCCGGTATATGGGAGCGCGGCGGAAGAAACGCTGTTCGTTCCCGTGTTGCTGAAATTCTCAACAAGCACCCCGTTGTAATCGTAGATGGATGCACCGATATCAGCCGGATCGCCATCCTGAGTGACGGTGATAATGTCGCCAGCGTCAGCCGTGAAGCTACCCCATACGGCTCCCGTGCCAGAGGCAGTCCCACTTGCTCCTATATCGAAATTCAGCGCCCCGCCCCCGGTGGCTGTGAACGAATCCACACCCGAATCCGGCTCGATGTATCCCGTGCAATTACTGACCTGCAGGGCATCCGTCAGCACCGCATCCGCCGCCGCACAATCCGCATACCAATCCCCAGTGCTCTCCGTCAGTGGCGGCAGCAGCATCTTCGGGCACGCCTCCAACTGCCGCGTCGTCCCGCTGTCGTCCCAGAGGGCGATGACGGGGTTGGGGACCAACACCGGATTATCGGAGTAAATGTCGGCAGTAACAGAGAATACCGCCGGACTTGGCGGGGTTGGCGATAATTCTGAACCAACTGAAACGTAATAGACTCCATCAGAAGGAAGCGTGGCGCTTAGTGTGATTGTTCCGCTTGTTCCAAGGCCGCCACCGTCCTCTAAAAGAGTTCCGTCGCAACCATACACCTGATACCAAAAACCGCTATCTCCGTCGCCATCCGGCAGCGTCCAGTCTATCGAAAGCGTGTCCCCGACCTGCCCCGTTATGCTTCCCCAAACCGTAAGGGGCTCGCTCGCTGCTATTGTGCCATCCCCATTCAGAATCAGGTGATTGGCCGTGGCCACGCTCGATGAAAAAGACGTTATGCCGGCGGTGGAAATTATGTATGCGTAACAGTCTGCCTTTTCATCCGCTCCAGAGCCATCCACAACGGCTAGGGCCGTCGCATAGTCCGCATAGGGACTGCCGAACGGCGGGATAAGCAACGCACAGGAGCAGTCGGCCGGCGCGGGCGCACAGCACGGCAAACAATCCGGGGCCGTAAAGAGTGTGGCGTCATAGGGGTTCATCAGGCGACAACCCAGTGGTAGGTGGCGGTGTCGCCAGGGGTGCAGGCCACGAACTCCTGGCTCCAGGCAAGGGCCGGTGATACGCCGGTAATGGCACCAGAGGCACGGACGGCCTGCCCGATCAGCCGGTAGGCATGGGTGGACGTATCAGCCGGCACGGCACTGGTGCTGGCCGTTATGGTCACGGCGGATACCGCCCCGGTCGTGGCACTCACCGTGGCGTCCAGATAGACATTCCATGTGGCGTCAGAACTGATGCTGATGGCGCTGGCCACATTGGTCGGTGTGAAGCCATTGACCGTGCCAAACGACACGATGACATGGGTGGAATCGTCCTCCTCCAGCCATAGCGGCGGGGTCGTGCCACCACCACTGGCCGCGATCCGGCGCAACTCATTCCTCAGCCAATCAACCTGCTGGGTGTTCAGTTCCTCAATCGCCGTTGGCATCGTCGCCTTGGCATTGGCCGCCATGCGCTGCACCACGGCATCAGCCGGGTTCACATCCTTGATGACATTGCTGGCCCCCGGCGCCCATGACATAGGCAGGAACGGGTGCTTCTTGGCCCAATCTTCCGGCTGGATGGCTGGTGCGGTGGGGTCCATGGTTAGACGGGCAGGGCGGCTTGCGCCGGGATAGCGGCACTAACCAAGGTCTTCCGGTAATATTTCGTGCCGGCAGCATCCGTAAAAGCCGGTTCCAGTTCCGCCGACAGGGTGTAGGTGCTGCCACCGGGGTCAGCCGGGCCGCCCGTGCAGGTAATCTTGGCCGTGGTGTTGCCGTAAACGATGTTGCCGAAGATGCTGACGTTGTTCGGGGCCGTGCTGCTGGATGTCCGGGTGATGGCCGTGGCGCTCGTGCTGCGATAGCCGGGCCGGGCACGCACAAGGTTCTGCGGCTCGTTGCCTAGACCAATCCATTGCGCCCGAATCGTCGCCCACTCTGACGGGTTCCAGAAGTCGGAAATGGTGCCCAGCGTGTTCGTGGTCGTGTAGCTGACCGTCACCGTTGCCTTGACCAGCGTGGTGATTGGCGGGCTCTCAAACACATCCATCATGTAGCGGCTGTTATAGACCTCCTCGAAAGCCTTGGCCCGGCCGGGATAGGTGAACGGAACATACCGCTCAAATACCACCGTGGCCACCGTGGGATCGCTGCCACCAGCCGCTGTCTGCATGGCCGTGACGGTATAGACCGCGAAGCCATCCCGCTCTGCATAGTCGTCCCGGATGACCACGCCGCTGGGGGCGCTACGGGTGCCAAGGGCGATATTCGTGACTTCCCGCAGGCCATCCTGGCGGCTGCTGATGTTCTGGGCCACCAGGCCGGTGCCCTTGGCCCATACGGTCGTCCAGATACGGTAGCCGTCCCCCTCCTCCATGTTGCGGGCAATCTCCACGCTGCCGGCAAGGCTGGTAGGCTGGACCGTAGCGCCCGGGACCACAAGGTAGCGGATGGTGGTCCGGGTAACGCCGGTCGTGCCCTGGTCGCTGGACTGGCCGTAGTCGATGGCCCGGGCCACCTCGCCGGTGCCCTTGGCGAACGTGTATGCCTTGTATGGGTAGCCGTTGACGTTCTCCGTGGACGTGTTGACCGGCGTATAGCCGCTGGGGGTCGCGGGGGTGTCGTAGAACGAAATGATCGTGCGGGTCAGCAGGGCGCCGTTGTTGCCGGTATTATCCCGCTGCGTGACCGTGCCGGGCGACTCGTAGGTGACTTGCACCACGGGGTCATTGCCGGCCCCGTTGTTCGCCGGGCTGTTATCCGCCTCCACCTTGACCAGTCGCAGCACATCCCAGCCGGTCGGGAACGTCCCATTGAACGGGTCAAGGTCGCCGTAGGCATAGGCCAGTTCCAGCGGGAACTCGCTGTTCTGGGGGAACGCCAAGAAGCGGGTCAGGCGCTTCCGGCCATCGGCCAGCAGCTCCGCCCGGGCTACCCGGATCTCGACACCCTGTTGGATCAGATAGCTCATTAAGTGTTAGTCCATGCCCTGCTCGTGGGATTTGAAGCGGCCCTTGATCCACTGGACCGGCTTGCTGGCCATGAAGTCCTGCCACCGGATGCACACCAGCATGATGCCGGCACCAAGGCCGACCATGGCCGCAAAGAGGCCGATGATGTTGGTGGATTCGACAACCCAGGTAAGGGTGCCGATGATGTTCAGCCCAAACAGGCTGCCGGTGTGTTCTCTAAGACTTTCGATCAGGGGGTGCATGGTTACTTGGTTGTGGCCCGTTGAAATGCTCACTTCTCTGGCACGGGCTCGTAGAGGCCGCGTTTGTGACCGAGGTAGATGGCTATGCCCACGCACACGGCGACGGCACCACACGCCCAGAACCAGTCCGGGAGTCCGCTTGCCTTCCAGCTCAGGAAAAAGATGACCGCACCAGCACCGCAGGCCATGGCCGGGGTTGGATACTGCGCCCAAATGAAGAAGCCGGCCGCAACAACACAGGCCAGCGCCGCATACAGCAGCACCCGGGACTCGGCCGCCTCGATCTTCTTCAAGGCAACGCTGGTATCCACCGTGCCGCTGTCGGCATTTACCTTCTTCTCAGTGTGGCGGATCTCGGTGGGGGCGGACGGGACGATCTCGGTGACGGTGATAGCAGGGGCGGACGGCTTGTCCTTGGTGGCGGGCTGGGCTTCGGTCTGCGTGACCTTGATGGTGGAGCCGGCTGGTATGGCCATGGACGTGCCTGCCTCGGCCGTGGACAGCGTGGCGGGCTTGCCAGCATCCGGCTGGGCCGTGACCGTCACGCCGCCAGTGCTGATCTTTCCGCCCCGGTTGAACAGGGAGCAGCCAGTCAGCAAGCAGAGTGCCAGCACGGGTAAAAGCAGCTTCATTTCTTCACCCTCGTTTTCTCCGCGCCCTTGTAGGTGTGGATCTTCACCACGGCATCGAGGTAGTTGTCCTGCTTGATTCGTTCATTGGACTCGGACCAGCGGTTGTTGTCCCCAGACCCAATCCATCCGCCTTTGTCCTTTTGGATCAGCCGGTGAATCACAATGCTGCCATTGGCAAACTTAGGCCGGTAGTTGGCAATCTCGCCCTGCTGCAACTGATCGTAGGGCTTGGGGACGCCAATGACATACACCTGTCCGGTGATGAACGGCTCCATGCTGGGCGTGCCGACTGTGCGATAGACCCGGCCCTTCAGCCCACTGGCCTCACTGTAGGCCGCCTTCCGTGCATCCTCCGCCGTCTCATGCACCACCACGACCGGGTTGCGGTCCTTGTAGCGTTCGGCCGGTGGCTTGGGGTTGAGCAGAGACATGAAGGTTGATAGGAGCCATTCCACGGTCAGGTCAGGGCGATACGGTTGCGGTTGGCCAAATAGGCGATCACGCGGTCCTGGGTGGCCTTGTCATGCGCCCCGGAATACACCAGCACCTCTTGGGCGGTGATGTTGGCAAAAGCGCCAGCCCCCGCAGTGTTGGAGCCAAGCGTGAAGCCATTGGGGTTATTGGCTCCTGCGTTTCCGGCTCCAGCCGCCAGCCTGTTAAGGCGATACGAACTGCTCGCGCCATTGAACACGGCGCTAAGAACGCCGTATGTATTAAGTGCCAGAGTAGTAATGTTGCCTATCGTGGAACCGGCATTGATGCCAATATTGGGGGTGACACCATTTTGAAACATGGCGGCGGAAGCCGAGCCGCCCTCAAAGAAATTATCCCCGTTCGTCCACGTCACCTGACTCCCCACAAAGTAAACCGTCTCCGGCTGTGCCAGCGCAAACGCCGCCGCCTTCAAATAGTCATTGGAGCCATCAAACGTCAGGTAGTTGCCCGCCGCTGCGATGGTCAGGATGGGCTGATTAGCCGCCGTCCCCTGATACAAGTCCCGCGCTCCACTGATTCGCGCCCCGGTGGCTCCAGAGGTGTTGATCGTGACGGTGGCGGCGTTGCTGGAGGATTCGGTGAAGCTGGTGGCGAGCTTGGCGGCGGTGGCGAAGTTGGCGTCGAAGCGGAGGTCGCTGCCGGTCAGGCCGGCATAGACCTGAGCGCGATAGACGACACCCTTGAGCCGATTGCTTGTGAGGAAATTGCTGCCGATTTGCAGAACCGATGTAGTGTCCGCAATGGTGATTGTTCCGGCTGTGGTTTGCGTTGTTCCAAGCTGAACCCATGTCGGCGTTTCTCCGCTCCCGCCCGTGTAGAATGTGGCGGTTTTACCAGCCGCTCCATTATCTACGTCCAGCGTAACCCGCACCCACAACGCTCCATAATCAGAAACCGTAGGAGCCACACTGGAAGTTAGTTCAACAAGATTAACCCCATCGGTAGAATAACCAACGACAAGAAGGCCCGTCGTAGCCTGAACGCCGAAAGTATAAGACCTCTGGCCGGAGGTGTCCTTAGCAAGCAACATCATGAAGGCGGCTGGCGTCCAGTCGTCTAAAGCAACCCGCTCCCGCAAATCAATGTCTTCGGTAATGCTTAACGGAACACTGTCGGAGGCCGAGGCGTAATTCCCGCTCACCCCGTCCAAGCACAGCACGTTGGTGGAGCTGTTACCGGACTTGTCGCTGGCCAGTTTGATGCCGTCCGTGGTCACGGGCTGGGCACCCGCGTCATTCCGCAGGCTCGACACGTCCTTGCTGTCCAGCCACAGGGCAAGGCCGGGCAAGTCACGCGGGCTGTTCAGCGCCAGCGGCCGTTTTTGCCATGGCAGCATCATGGCTTAGAGATCCTGGTTGAGAACGCAGACGCCAAGGCGCAGATACAGGCCGGAGGCCGTGTAGGTCTTCGCATCGCGGCTGATAAGGCCGATGTAGAGGTTCCGGTCGGTGCTGGTGATGTAGATCGGGTTGAACTCCACGTTGGCGATGCTGTTGCCGGCAGGGGTCAGGGTCGTATAGTTGCTGGCACTGACGCTCACCGTCTTGACGATGCTCAGGGCGTCGGCGTCACTGATGGACACAGCGGCGTTGATGGTGCCCAGCGACTTGTTGGCATCGAGGAACACCACATCGAAGGCACCATTCTGGATGTCCTTGTCGATAATGCTCATCTGGTCGATGCGCAGGCGCAGGTTCTTGACGTTCTGCGTGGTGCTGAGGACCGGGACGGCCACGGTGACAACCATCACGTCGCCGCTGGCGTAGATGTTGGTGTCGGTCGTGAGCTGGAGGTCGATCTCGGTGGTCTGGAAGTTGGTTACTTTGCCGTTCATGGTTTATGTGTTCCTGAGTTGCTGCGTGCCGTGAGTGAAAAAGGTCTGCTTGTTGGGCCGGTAGGATTGCTGCCGGCTGTATTTCTCGATCTGCTTCAAGAGTTCGTCCTGCGCCTGGGCGGCCAGCTTGTCGGCCCGGTCGTTCTGCCCGTTCTGGGTCAGGAGGTCGCCGCAGGCAGCCAGGGTCGCATACTCAAACAGGTCCCATGGGACGGTGAGGCGGGTCCAGTTGGTCGTGGTGGTCGGGGCAACACCAGTGCTACCAAGGATGTTGACGTAGAAATCGCCGGTCGTGCTGTAGTAAACCTGGTCGCCCGCCACGTAGGCCGTGCCGGCGTTGTAGGCATCGCCCCGGTAATCCGGGCAGTCCTTGCGGTAATAGACCCAGGCCGTGGCCGGGATATTGGCCCCGCCAAACAGGATGCCGTCGCCATCCAGCGTATAGGACAGGTTGTAGAAGCCGGTGCTCGACTGCGGATCGTCGCTGTAAACGGCGAACACTTCCGCAATGCGCTCCTCGCCGGTCTGGTCGTAGTCGATGTGGTCGGTGACATCCAGCGTCCGCTCATCCACCGTGGTTGACCAGGGCCACGGATAGGCTTCCCATCCGGCACGCATGGCCTTGGCGAAGAACTGGGCGGCAGCGGCGGTCTGGGTCGCCGTCATGCTGTCGGTGCCAGTGAGCGTCTGGTAGCGCGTCAGATACCGGCTATAGATTTGCGTGCGGTTTGACATGACTCAGTAGTATTTCTTGTCAGGCCGGGCCGCCCGCACCTCGGGGTTGTCCCGGATAAATTCGCGGCCAAACTGCTTGTCGCCCCAGCAGCCGGGGTGCTCCGCGTCCCAGCGGAGGTAATTCTGGAGGTCGAACACAGCCGTCAGCTGGCCCAAGCCCTCCACGGTCTTACGGGGCGTCATCGCCTCCAGCCGTGCATTGTCCTTCATGCGCTGCTCCTGAAGGACCTTCTCTTTGCCGATGCCCAGCCGCATGTTCCGTTCGACGGTTTGCCACCACCCGCGATCATCAGCGGGCCGGAACTTTGGAATGATTACCTGGGTCATGGTTGTCTTGAAAGGGGTCCGCCCCACCCGTGAGGATGGAGCGGAGTAACTACACGGGTTTAATAAGCAGTCAGATCCACCGCTTTGAGGTAGATGTGAATCTCGCCCGCCGTGAGGACGTTGAGGTTCGCGCCAGTGGCCGTGAAGACCGCCTGGATGCTGCCCGCGTCAAGGGCCACGTAGCCCGTGACCTTGGTAGCGAAGGCGACACCGTTGCCGAGGAGATACAGGATCTCCGTGCCAGCGGTGGCGATTTCCGACGCTTCGATGAGGCCGTTGGGGTCATCGGTGGTCGCGCCGTTCCAGCCGAGTTCAACCGTGAGGTTGGTGACGGAAGGCCCAACGAAGCCGGTGCCAACGATCTTGTAGGCGGCAGCCTGGAAGGCGGTGCCGGCCGAATAAGGCAGCAAGCTCATGGTCACCGCAGTATTCGCGCCACCAGCCGTAGCGATGTCGCTATAGGTGATGACGGACTTGTGGGTGAACCCGGTCTTGGCCTGTTCCTCAAGAGAGAGGATGGATGTTTTGAGTGCCATAGTATTGGTGCTCCTGGTTAGGGGTTAGGCGGTCGCGGCGAACTTGCCGAGGCCGAGCGGGTTCTTCACGCGGAGCGTATACCACGCCTTGTAGAAACCACGGGGACCACCACCCTCGTCTTCGAGGTCGTAGTGGGACGGGCCATCAGCGAAGGCAACTTCAACGAGGTCCGGGTTGATGACGTAGCCGCGCATACCCTGGGAGGCAGCGGAACCGTCCTTGGCCAGGAACAGGTCGGTGATGACATCGAGCGTGCCGAAATCACCCTCGTAACGCAGAACGTTACGGGTGATCTTGTTGGTGCTGACATCCTCATTGACGCGGTAAACGCCGTTGGAACCACCTGTGCGGGAGAAGTCCGAGAACTCCTTCTTCAGCGAGGTGCCGGCGAACAGCTTGAAGTTCTCAAGCGTGCCGGTCTGGCTGTAGATGCTCTCCAGCACACCGTTGACATCCGACTCCGCGAAGGAGGCAGCCGCCGTGGTGTTGATGGAGGCCGCCGGGGTCAGGAACGAAGCCGGGACCGGGTTGTTGGTCTGCGCGGTGTTGTTCACCCACTGGCCCATGCCACGGCACTTGGCCGCACCGGAACCGCCGCCGCCAGCCTGATTGGCCTGGTCGGAACCGATAACGGAGGCCATGTCGCGGCGAAGCTCAATGAGCTTCTTGGACTTGGCGGTGGCAACCTGATTGGCCACAGCCGCGTCCTCGACCAGCTCCTCAAGATCCGACACCGACCACGAACGGTCCTGGCGCTGGACATGATTGCCGATACGGGCACGGTTGGCGCCGGGGTTGGCGAAGGAGGTAACGTCAGAACCTTCCTCAACGGCCGTCAGGACCGGATCGGAAAGGTCGTCAACGACCCATTCAGTGTAGGAGGCTTTAGGGGCGCGGCCCTTTTTCAGCATCGAGAGCATCGGAGTAGCCTCCGGCTCGACCATGGTAAAACCTTGAAGAACGTCTTCGCGGTTGGAACCAATGTTAAATGTAGTGGCTTGTGCCATGTTAGGTTAATTTTTTCAAACGACTTTGGAGAATGAGCACTTGCTGGTAGTCGGACTGGGAACGGGATGCCTCGAATTTCTTCTGCGCCTGACCCAACTGCACTTTGAGTTGACCCGTCTCGCCGCTGGCATTGCCCCGGGGCTTGGCGGCACTGGCCGCTGCTCCGGTATCGGCCCCTGCCTTGGGCGCCACCGCTGACGCCTTCTTTGTCGGGACCGCTGCCTTCGCCTTCTGGTCGGCCATCGCCTTCTCGCCAATCTTGGCAAGGGCGAACAGCCGTTCGGCACCGGGCACGCTGCGGATCGCGGGATACTTGCGCTGGAAGCTGGCGAACTCCTGGTATTCAGCCGTGCTCTTGTCGAACAGGCCGGGCAGTATGGTCTTCGCCTCGCTGGTGGCGGCCGCACGCTCTTTCAGGAACGTCCGGCGCTGGGGAATCAGGCGCTCAATGTGGCGCTTGGCTTCCCGGGAGTAATCTAGCAGGTCGTCGGCCTTGAACTCGCGTCCACCGATCACCACCACCTCCTCGTCCTTGGCAATGGCCCTGGTGATGGCCTTGTGATTTGCCTCTACGAAGTCGATGGCTACCTGCGCCTCCTGCTCCAGCTTGGCCAGTTCATCCTCGCTCTTGGCGGTGGCCGTGCGGTCGGTGGGGTCATCCGTGGGGACGACTACCGGCGCCTGCTCCGTCTCGGTCGTGGTGGAACTGAGTTTATCTTCCAGCTCTGCAATCTTCGCCTCGGCGTTGATTGCCCGCTCCTCAGCGGTCTTGGCCCGTGCCGTGACCTTGCCGATTCGCTTCTGGATCTTCTCTTGTGTCTTTGGGTCGAGCTTGGAAAGAACTGGCTCCTCCTCGGATTCCGGCTGATCCTCGGGCTGCTCGTCGCCCTCGGTCTTGTCGCCTTCCTCCGCAACCTCGGCGGGCTTGTCAGTGGATTGCTCCACCTCGTCGTCCTCCTCGATTGTGTCCGCCGGTTTCGCCTCGCTGGCCGCCTCGGTCTTGTCCGCCGCAGCTTTCGCCATGGCCTTCTCGACTAGTTGCGCCGCGTATTGCGACTGGCTGACATTTCCCTCCATGCCTGCATCGGATTGCTCCGTGGTGGCCGGCAAGGGGTCCACCGTGACTTCGTTCTCCATAGGTTTTTCAGCGTAACCTAAGAAACCGCCAAGTTTCTCATGGGATTGACGCACCCCAAGTAGCGGCAGCACTGTGCTGCGAAAGTGGCATTATAACATCAGGGGGAATCGGGCTCGGTGAGCTTCTTCCCCGCATCAGCAAAAAGGGTGATCCAGTGGTCGTTCTCCGACGCCCGGGCGGTCACGGCCACCAGTTCCGCATGGTTCTGGTAAACCTGCGGCCCCTTGGTGTCCTCCAGCCACTGCCGGCGACGGTCCTTGAAGCCCTGGACGAACGCCGGCCACTGGGGCAGGCTGGCCATGGCGGTCAGGGCGAGCATCAGGGGGTCTTGCTTCTGGTCGCTCATGCGCCGATGCTCCCGGCGGGGGTGGTTCCAATCCGGCCTATTTGGGCGTTCTCGCGTTGATCCAACTGGAATTGCAGCTGCTGGCTGTAACGCTCAATGCGCTTGCGCAGCGATTCGTCGGCCATGACACGGGCCTGGACATCGACGGCCGGATTGTCCGGCACGCCGGTCATCCAGTTCTTGATGACCTGTAGGCGCAGTTCCGGGTTGATGCCGGTCTGCGGGGCATCGAGGTCCACACCGGCCCACATGCGGCTGATGTCGCCCTGCGTCTCAGTGACTTCCTTCTGGGCGGCCATTTCCTGCGGCACCAACACGTCTTCCGCGAGGATCGGGTCGATCATGTCGAACGCCTTCTGGAGCAGCTTGGAGTAGTCCACTTGGCCGTTCCGGTCGAACTGGGCAGCCACCTCGCCCATGGCCTTGATCTTGGCCTGCCACATTTCCGGGTCGTTGTTCAGGACATCATACGCCAAATACAGGTCATACTTCCCGTTGAAGTCGGCCTTGTTGAACTTGCTCGGCTTGTCGGACTGCTGGCCAATAACACGGTAGAACTCCTCGTCCGGGCCGTATTGCATGTGCAAGGTGAACACCTTGCGGAAAACTATCTGCCACTTGTTGAGCCAGCCGTAGGCAATCTGCTTCTGCTGCTTGACCTGCCATTCGTTGGTCGTGTCCTCAGCGGTCGGGCGGCCGGCATACTTTCGGGTCCGCGCCTCGATGTTGCCCTGAATCTCCACGGAAGCCTGCGGGGCCGGTGGCACAGCCATGTAGCCATACTCACCGGGACGGCGCTCGCTGACCATGGCACCGGGTCCAATCCGGCCCGGCTCACGGCCCACCGGATGCGTAACTGGCGGACAAGTGGATAGACTTGCGTTATCACGCCGGGCGTCCACCTCGGTCTTGATGGCATCCTGGTCGCCACGGAGAACTTCCGGCTGGCCGCGAGTGTCCAGCAGGAACCGGGACAGCTTCTCAATCGGGAACTCAACAAAGGGATACTCGCCGTCACGGTAGCCCAGCAACTCATGCTTGGCATACTGCTTTTCCGCCTCCTGGTCATTGGCCAGATGCAGGCTGGGGCAGAACACCGTGCAATAGATGCCCGGCACGCCGTCCTCATCACTCAGCCGCTCGTAGGCATAGACGAACTCAATCAGACCGGCCGGGATGTCGCTGCTGCTGACGCCAAGGCGCTCCGTGCCAAACCGGGTGTCCACGTTGCCCGTGGTGAACTGCGGGGTCATTTCCGCCGCACCGATGCAATGCTCGATGGCATCCTCAACGTAGTCCTTGTCCCAGCCCTCGCTGATGACCTTCTCCCGGGCGGCTTCCGGCGACAGCAGGGCCTTGCGGAAGATGCTGCGGGCACTCTGCAAGTCGGTGGTGTTCGGCGGCAGGAAGATGTCCTCGCCCACCGCATAGGCCCGGACCATCGGCCGGTTCACCTGTTGGATCGTGAACGGCACCGTTGTCTCGCCGTTCTCCGCCAACTCCTTGACCATGCGCTTCGCCTTCTTGGCGCTGATCTCGGGAAAGAACTGACGGAGAAGGGTAGCTATTTCCTCGGGGAAAAGCCCATTCTGGATGGCGGTCGCCACATCGGGCGCCGTATCGGCAATCTCGGCCAGTGAAATCTTCTGCTGGGTCTTCTGCACCCGGCTGTCCCAGAACACCCCAAGGATGCCCAGGCCACGCTCCCGGCGATAGTTCGCCAGCACCTCAGCCTCGTCCGGCAGTTCCGTCATCTGCGACAGGACCAGCCAGCGCATGAAGTTGGAAACGATGGCAGCCTTGGCCAGATCCCCGCCTTCCACGGCAACGGCCCGGACGTTCGCCTTGGCCAGCGCCATCACATCAATGGCCACGCCATGATTGATGATCTCGTCCACCACATGCACCCGGAGGTCGCTGGCGCCCTTCCACGGGAAGGGCTGGGTGTCGCCACTACGGACGGCGTTCTTGCGCTGGTCGGCTGACTGCCCGGGCCATACACAGTGCCGGGTGTCGTAGTTCAGCTCGTCCTGCCGGATGCGGGGATTCAGGTCCGTGCAAACCTGCTGATAGGCCCGCGCCAGCCGGAACATATTTGGACCGCTATCCGCCTCTTGTAACTGAAAATCCGGGCTGTTGGCGTCGTCCTGGGCGGTGTCCATTAGTGGCCCATTATAGCATTAGGCGCAACACAGTGTATGGACGGGTTTAATAGCTTCCGCCGCCCCATTGATTCGCTGGCTAGCCAATGCAAAATAAGCCTCGTCCCGTTCGATGCCGATAAACCGGCGGCCGGTGTTGACGCAGGCCACCCCGGTTGTGCCGCTACCCATGGTGTTATCTAGGACAGTCTCGCCCTCGTTGGTGTAGGTGCGGATGAGATACTCCATCAGGGCGACGGGCTTCTGGGTGGGGTGAGAACCGCGCTCCCCATTGATTATCTCAATTACTTGGTGAGGGTAGTTTGTGAACTCAGATACATTCTCAAACCCATGAACCCCGTTAGTTTCGGTAGAGTTACTCCGCTTGTTGACTCGTCTCTTCGCTACTAAGCCTTGAGGGTTGTAAGTCAAATTTCGTCCGAACACCAGCACATCCTCAAGGTTCCGCATTGGCTGTTTCTTAGCGTTGAGAAAATTGACCGGACGTTTCTTCCATGACCAATTATGGGAGAAACCTGTCACATTCGACATCACCAACGCCGACGTGAACGGCTGCGAGGCAGTCAGCACAATCGCCGCGTTCTTCTTGCACACCCGCCGATACGCGGCCCACAGCGGCTCAAACGGAATCACTGAATCCCACTTGCAAGCCGTTGTCCCATACGGTAAATCCGCCATCACCATATCCACGGAGCCGTCCGGGATCTCCGCCATGCGCTCAAGGCAATCCCCGCGCAGTAGTGTTGTGGGGCCTACTGTCATTCTAGTAACTCCCCCCGCCGCTTACCACTTTGCCCTTCGGGTCAACGTAATCGGCCCCGGACTGGAGCATGTAGCGCAACCAGTCCACCGGATCTTTCGTCGGCTCATGCGGCCCCATGCCGGCATAGTTCTCCAGCGCGTAGATCAACTGGCCGCAGCGGTCGCTCACGAACATCTTCGGGCTATTGTCCACCCCGACCGGGCGGTTGGCATCATAGGCCAGGCGGTCGTTTATCAGCTGCTCGCCGTCCTCGATCTGCTTGCCCGGAGCCGGCAGGTAAACCAACCCCTTGTCATCGAGCCGGCTTATGATGGTTTCCGCCCCATTCTCGCCCTGCATTTCACTCGCACCCATGCGCGGGTCAATGGCCCGGTCAATCAGGTGCCGGTTGGGCGGGCCGGGTAGCTTGCCCTCCACCCCGGCAATCACATCCACGTAGTCGTTGATGCCGTAGCCCAGCGGCTTCTGCGCGGGACCGGGCTTGCCACCGTCTTCCCCGCCGGCATCGGCCCAGTCGCCAAAGGTGGCTACATCCGGCCATTCCGCCACGATCCATAGGCGCCCGGCGGCATCGACACAGCCCCACCCCATACACCAGGGCTTGCTGCCGGCCGGGTCATTGGCGGTCAGCCATGTCACCGGCAGCTGCGGGTTCTTTACCGCCGGAATATCCTCATGCTTCACCACATGAACGTCCTTGTTGAACAGCGGGAAACGGTTAGCCCGGCTCTTGGTCGGCACCCCATGGGCACGGGCCAGCTTCTCAGCTTCCGGCCGGCTTTTCATGTCCAACAGGAACTCCTCGTAGCCGATGAACGGGTTGTCCTGCGTCCAGAAGTAGTGGATGATCGTCCGGGCGCGGCGGCTCTCCTGTAGCACCGGCAAGTCCCGGCCCAGCAGCTCACTACGGCGCTTATTGACCGTCTTGGCCCCTTGCAACAGATCGGCCACCAGCGGCGTCCAGCCATTCAGGGTCGTAAAGGACAGGCCAATGCGGCCCCGGGCATCGTAAAGGCGGAACAGCAGGGTCGAGAACAGCTTCAGCGGGCACTCCTCGTCGCACCAGATCCAGTGAGCCCACCAACCCTCTGCTACCTGGGGATCGTTCATCCATGAGCGGTAGGTCTGAAAGATGATCTCGCTGCCGGGGTAGCCCTGCTTGATGCTGGGCAGGATGAGCTTGCCCCCGGTGAAGCCGTTAGCCTGCGTGTAGCTGATCTTCGCATCCGTGGCCCGCTTTTTGGGCAAATTTTTATAACCGTCCGGCAGGTTTTCCCAGATAACCCGTTGCTGGTCATTGACGGACGACTCCTCGTTCATCGACCAGCACCGGATACGGGCGCCGGGGATGTGCATGGCCAGATACAGGGTGATCCGGGCCATCAGGGCTGACTTGGACGAGCGATTCCCGCCCAGCACCACATGCGCCACATGCGTCTGCCAGTGCTCCAGCACGTTATCCCAGTTCGGCAGCCGCCACCCCATCGTCACCGGGTCAAACTGCTGCTTCCTGAGCGTGTCCTGCACCACCTCGATGGGCGCCGTCTTCAATGCCTCCACCATCTGGTCGTTGAACGGCAGCCCAAAGTCGGGCACCAGGCTGTCGGCGTAGATAATGGGGGCGGCCATGCTACGTCAGAACCGGCAAAACCCCGTAAAACGCAAGGAATGGCGTTCTAGGGGCATCCTGGCGGCGGGTCAAACCGTGTTGCGACAGTGACAGCACGGGCTTACTCACTCGCACCGCACGCCCCACTGGCTATACCGGCCGACAACCAGCCAATGCTTGCCTCTGTCGTCCTTCCGAACCCATACCGGCTTTTTGGCCCCGAATTTTTTATGCTCATCCGGCTTCACAATCGCACTCCCCCGGCCACCATTGGGCAGCAAAATCTCCAAGATGCGCGGATTCAACGACCTGCCACGAACTATGGCCTGAATATCGCCATCGGAACGCCAGCGATCCTCGCGGGTGAGGCTGACGGCGACGGAAACGTGAGGGGTTTCGTCAGAAATAGGGGGGTGGATTTCTGACGGGGAAGCGGGGGAGTCTTTTTGTAAGATATTCTTGGAAGCGAGTATATCAATGTGAGTTTCCGGCCCTGCGCCTGGGGCGGACCCCCTCCCCCCCGTCTGCTTGCAGCGCGGCCGGGCCTTGACCGCTCGCGCCTTGCGTTTCAGCTCCTTAAAGGTGATCGAGATTGAACCATTGCTTGCATCAGGGCCAGTGTCATCGCTCATAGTCAGTTACTTGCGGGGTTTAGTAGGGGATTGTGAATCACCTGTGCGTAAAACGGGGCCAGGTTCCGGGGCATCCGGGGCCAGATCGACAACAGGGCCAGCCATCTTGACTACTTTAGTCTGGTTTGCGCCTTCGCCAGAAACCCTTTCGCCATGCTTGCCCAGCAAGGCTGCAATCGCCCCGGACCTATCGCCGGCCGCAAGGTGGATATGTAGCGTTTGGTTAGTTGGTCCGGGCTTGCTGTGCTTATCGCCCAGGATGCCGTAAACGGTAGCGGCCTGCAATGCGCTGGCCTTGTGGATTGTGGCCTTCGTTTGGTCTAGGGCCATGTCCATTGCCTCTTGCAGCTTTTCCTTTTGCACGGCCTGAAACTCCTCAACGGTCAGCGTGCTTACCCGCTTTATTATCCGTGCATCCTCGTGAGATATGCCGGCAACGGTGGTCAGGTGATGCCGGCCCTTGGGATTGAGCGCAACGGCTGCCAGCTCTTCCGGGGTTACTAGAGGCTTCTTCGGCGGCCTTCCCCCTTTGTCTTTCTCCTCTGTAGCTGTAGCCATTGCTCCGAGTATAAGCCATACGGCAAGCAGGCAATGGGCATACACTGTGCCAACACACTAACAATCTGCTTTCACCCTGAAAATATACTTCATCCCTTGTGCCTCTTTGTGCTTGTAGTGTAGTGAGAGTGGTTGCAGAGTGTGGGCATGGAAAACGAAATCACAGTCACAACGTCTCGCGGACCTGTCCGCTTTCATTCAGTCGGAAACGCTATTGCCGGCACCCCGGCGAAGTATGTGAAGGTTCGCTTCACCGGCAAAGCGGGCGAAACGGCCGGCATTGTGATTGAGGCGGCCAAGGCCAAGGCGATGAGCATTTCGGACCTGTCCCGTCTCTTCCCCTATTCGGAAAGCGGAAAGATGAGCAAGGTCCACACTTCGCCGGAGTTCGCTTCATGGGATGAAGCCTTCGCCTTTTCCTTCAACTAACTCTTTCCGCCCCCAAGCGGACAGCCAAACATGAACAATACTGCCACAAATGCGGGGACACTAGGGAAGGGCGCCGGCCGCGTGTCCCCTTGTGGGCGGGTAAACATGTAACAATACAGTAGGCGCATTGAATCTTATGAATACCGCACAATCCACAAGCCTCCTTGAAGGCTATTTCGCAGACTCGCTCCGGGACTTCTGCATCCGGGAAACCTTCAACACTGATGCCGGGTTTCGCCTTTGGACGGCAACACTTGACCATCTGCGCGGCATGGATGCCGACGAAATGGAATATGCCATCAATAACCGCACCTTTCGGCAGATTGTGGAGTCTGCAAACGGCATCAACTTCCGGAGGGAATAACCATGAGCGAATACACCTGTTACCTCTTTACGGTCTATTACTCCGCCAACGGCTACAGTCCGTTGCTGCGCTGCGCGGTCAAGATCAAGACGGCCGAAATCCTGGAATCGGCCGAAATGGACCCGATGGAATCCAGCGAATACTTCGCGCAATTCCTGCCTGCGCACGTCCGGTCATGCGGTCCCATCGTGGCCATTGAACGCATCTTTGAAATCTCCTCCTAACCCCCGCAATCCCATGAACCAAAAGCCCTGCATGTTACTCCTTCGCCAAGTCGAATACTATGAGACTCTGGCCACCGTTTCAATCCGCCGCCTCTGGTCTGTTCGCCATGACGACATGGCCAGGCAGTCAATCCGGGGCTGGCTTGGCACGCTCCGGGATGCCAAGCGCGTCCGGGCTTATCGCGGCTGGCTCGCCGCCTGACTTTTAACCCCCGCAATCCCTCAACCCATAATTACAATGACAACGACAACCGCCAGAATCTAGAGTGGCGCTATCAATCTTATGAAAACCTATCGATTCACCATCCCATGCTTAGACGGCAAGCGCCGTTTCGTGTTCTGCCGTTCGATGAACAGCGTAGATCGCGGCAGTGACGGCACCGGCACAAGCGTTATAGCCACTGAAAGGAAGGGCGCCGCATACACGGCATATTCCCCGGAACAGGCCGAAAAGGACTTGGCCTATTTCACGGAACACTCACACGGGCTCAAAGTGGAGATCGCGGCATGATTAAGAACACTGACACGGTAGCGAGGCTACCCGCTAACCCTTAAACCCGTAATACCACAATGAAACCCGCCAATCCCTACGCCTATTACTTGCACCGTGTCCGCTATCGCCACTATCGCCGCAATGGTGTGCCGGCGCTGCTGGCCTGGTGCATGGCGGTGGTTTAACCCGTAACAAGACAATGAACACAAGCCCGCTCGACTACAGCCGCACCCTTTCCGGGGTTTCCCTGACTGCCGTTCAGATCAACCCGCCTGCCGGCCCTTCCTACTGGCGCGTTCGCGTCAATGCTACCGGCACGCTGCTGGATCAGCACTACAAGACCCGGCCGGCATTGTGGCAAGACCTGGAGACTATCGCCCGACTGGTTGGCGACAGGTTCGCCCGCGACACACTGGCCGCTTAACCCTCAACCCCCTTCAACCCATGAAAACCATTGAATCCCCCACCAACCCGCACGCGGCCGGGAAAGCTGCGCATACGCCGACGCCCTGGAGCGTCCGGGCAGCCCGGAACGACGAAGGCTACGGCCTTTTGATTTGCGATGAAGATCAGACCATCCTGGCAAGAATGGACACTTGGCTAGGGCCAACCCCTGAAGCGGAGATGGAAGCCAACGCCGCCTTCATCGTCCGCGCCTGCAACAGCCATGCGGCGCTGGTGGAGGCGCTGAAGGCCATCCGAGAGGAGGCAACCGCTTACCCGGAAGGCGGAGAGGACTGCTTCAAATACAGCCTTTCACTCATCGCGGAGAAAGCCCGCGCCCTGTTGGCCACCCTGGAGGCCACCCCATGAACCCCCGTCTCTACCTAACCCGCCGTGCCACCGAGCAGCGCCAGCGTTGCCTGGCATGGATCATGGAGAGGCGTTGCGCAAGGCGTGCCCCCTCCATTCAACCCGGCGCAAGCTATAACCCGTCAGAATCGCCCCCGCGACAAGGTATAACCTGCTACGCGCTGGCCCTACTGCGCGACACGCCCGCATTTGTCGCCCAGCAATGGGCCAACGGCAACCTGCCGGCCACCATCGCCCAGACCGGCATCGCCGCCAGTATTGGCCTGGCCTTTGGCTGCATGTTTGGGCTTGCTGTTTAGGTTTACCGGTATAGGCACAATAACAATTCAATGACATGAAAACAAAACCCAAGAAGATTCTCGCCTGGCATTGGGCCAAGGCTGATTTGAAAACACAGCACAGCAACGAGCCGATTGCCAAGGGCAAGACGCTGAAGGCGACTGGCCCGCTCCAACTTTGCGAAAACGGGATGCACGCCAGTCTCAACCCGATGGACGCCCTGCAATACGCGCCTGGCCCGATGCTGTGCCGGGTGGAGCTGTCCGGCGAAATCATCCAAGGCGAGGACAAGCTGTGCGCCAGCTCGCGCAAGGTGCTATGGATCGCCAACGCCGACCACATGCTGCAAGAGTTTGCCTGCCTGTGCGCCGAGCGGGCGCTAAAAGCCGCCAAGGTCGATGATCCGCGTTCATGGCGGGCGATTGAGGTTAAACGGCTCTGGCTCGCCGGCAAGGCGACCGACGCGGAATTGGATGCCGCGTGGGATGCCGCGCGGGATGCCGCGTTGGATGCCGCGCGGGGTGCCGCGAGGGCTGCCGCGTGGGATGCCGCGTGGGCTGCCGCGAGGGCTGCCGCGAGGGCTGCCGCGTGGGATGCCGCGTTGGCAGCCGCGAGGGGTGCCGCGTGGGCTGCCGCGTGGGCTGCCGCGAGGGCTGCCGCGAGGGGTGCCGAAATTAAATGGCAACGCGCCACCCTGGCCAAACTCATCAAGCGCCTGCCCGAATACCGGAGGGACGCCAAGTGACCACCCAGATCACGAAAATAACAATTCAATGACATGAAAATTGAAATCAAATCTTGGTTAAACGGAAGTGTTCTCTTTGAGGGCGACTTCTCTTGCCTGGCCGATGCGGTCAGCGCGGCGGTTAAGAGCGGGGCCAACCTGAGCGGGGCCAACCTGAGCGGGGCCAACCTGAGCGGGGCCAACCTGAGCGGGGCCAACCTGACCTGGGCCAACCTGAGCGGGGCCAACCTGAGCGGGGCCAACCTGACCAGGGCCGACCTGACCGGGGCCAACCTGACCGGGGCCAACCTGACCGGGGCCAACCTGACCAGGGCCGACCTGT